TTTGAAAATATTGCACCCAAGGTTGGTCTGACTGCAAAAGAGTTTAAGAACCTGTCAAGCGAGCAGGCTCTTGGGAAGTATGTTAAGGGCTTGCAGGATGCGAATGTAAGCCAGCAAGAGTTGACGTTTTACCTTGAGGCGATTGCCTCGGATGCAACTTTGCTTGCGCCGTTGTTGTTAAATAACTCTGAGCAGCTTGAGAGAATGGCTGTTGCCGGGCGAGACCTGGGCGTCGTTATGTCTAATGATATGATTACAAATTCAGTTGCAATGCGCAGGACTTTTGATGAAGTCATGGACGTTATGACCGCAAAGTTTAATACATTTGCTCTCACTGTTGTTGCAGGATTTGATAAGATTTTTAACATCAGCAAGGGCGAGCAACTTAAAGAGTATCAGCAGGAATTGGATGCTCTAAATAGAAGGGCTTATGAAGCAAGTGAGACGATCAGGGAGCTTGCTACTGGTGAGGTTACAATAAGTGCTGGTTTTTTTGGAAACACTGAAGATCAAAAAAAATTGCAACAAGCCGCAATAGATGCAGCACAGGAAGAATTGACTCTTATTCAGGGGAAGCAGACTGCTATCCGTGACGCAATGGCCCTAATTCGAGAGCAGCAAAATGCGGCTGCGGAATTAAAGGCAACGCTTGATGCTCTGCAAGGTGGCGGCACTACCACCACCACAACCTCTGGAGGCGTAACAACGACGCCAGCAGGCACACCTCCAGGAAGCACTGACAACAATCTCCAAAGAGCTTTGGACGCAATTTTCAATCCGTTTCTTGATGCAACAAAAGATGCTGTTTTTGAGACTGGGATAAAAGGTCTCAAACCTCTTGAGCAGGAAATAGCAAGATTAGAGCGCCGCAGAGATCAAATGATTGAAAATGCGAAGATTGCTTATAAAGACGCTGGCGAAGAGATGGACAGCTATGATATTGTCCAAATCCAAAATATTGCTTATGCTTGGTTTAACGCTGAGAAGGAAGCGGCTGAATTTGCCAACACGCAATCGTCGGCTTTATCAGAGAGCGAGTTGGATTCTTTAAGGGCCGCAAAAGCCTTAAAGGTTTATACAGACCAACTTGAGCAGCTTGGCGTCACGGCGTCTGAATTTGAGACTATTGGCAACACAATGCAAAGTTCTATGGAAGATGCTTTTATGTCAATAGCTGACGGAACTGCATCAGCTAAAGATGCTTTCAGGTCAATGGCTGCGGATGTAATCAGACAACTTTACAGGGTTCTTGTGGTTCAAAGAATGGTTGGGCAATTAGCAACGGCAACGTCTGCCGGTTCTGGAATTATGGGCTTTATCGGCAGCTCACTTGGTATAACTGGGGCAGCATCTGGGCGATCAGTCAATGCTGGCCAACCTTATATGACTGGCGAGCATGGCAGAGAGTTATTTGTTCCTCAATCCAACGGTCGTGTTTTAAGTGCTGCACAAACAAACAATCTTGGTTCAAATGACGGAGGCATCACCGTCATCCAGAACAACACATTCCAGAGTGGCGTTACCCGCTCTGAGGTTAGTGCGCTTTTACCACGGATGGTTGAGGCATCGAAGGCTGCGGTGCTTGATGCCAAGCGCCAAGGCGGATCATACGGAAAAGGCTTCGCATAATGGCTATCTCATATCCACTCTCGTTGCCGACGCATACAGGCGTTGCTGAGATTGAACTACGGGCGAAAAATGCGGTGGCATATTCTCAAAGCCCGTTTACATTTGCCGGACAAGCTCACGCATACTCAGGCCAAACCTGGCTCGCTGATGTAAGTCTTCCACCTATGAGGCGGGTTGATGCCGAGAAGTGGGTTTCATGGTTGGTTTCACTTCGCGGTCAGTTTGGCACGTTTTTGATGGGAGATACAACTTGCTCAACTTCAAGAGGGTTAGCATCTACATTCCCTGGCAACCCAATCATCACTTCTCAGACTGGCGGAACAATTTCTGTCACTGGCGCGTCTACTAGCAAGTCTGGCTGGTTGCTGGCTGGAGATTACATCCAAATCGGAACTGGGAATGACTCCACTCTTCACAAGGTTCTTGTTGACGCAAGCACTGATGCAAGCGGAAATGTAGCTTTGGAAATATGGCCTCATGTCAGAGGCACTCGCAGTGGTTCAGTTTCTGTATCAAATACGCAGGGGCGTTTCAGGCTCTCAACTAACGAGCAGTCGTGGAGCATTAACAACGCCTCAGTTTACGGCATTAGCTTTAGCGCGATGGAGGCGATATGACCCGTAGCACGCCAGCATCCTTACTGACGGCATTAAGCCAGCCAGAGGTTCAGCCTTTTTATGCTGTTGAGATGGACTTTGACAGTGCGCCAGTTCGCTTTTGGACTGGCTACGGTGATCGCACAATCGGCGGAGAAACCTATCTCGGCACAGGCAACCTTCTCAGCATTGGCGGCTTGGAAGAGGTAAGCGATCTGTCGGCCAAGCGGATCACGTTGCAGCTTTCTGGCGTTCCCGCATCATTGGTTTCACTTGCACTGCAAGAGCCGTATCAGAACCGTGAATGCAAAGTTTACTTCGGAACCACTGACACCAGCACGCCGATAGAGGTATTCAGCGGCCTGATGGACGTTATGACCATCGAGGACAGTGGTGACACCAGCACGATCTCTTTGACCGTAGAGAGCAAGCTGGTGCGCCTGGAGAAAGCGTCAAACTGGCGCTATACAGATGGCAGTCAAAAGTCTCGCTATCCAAGTGACACGTTCTTTTCGTATCTTGCCGACTTGCAGGATCGTGACATCGTTTGGGGCCGGGAGGTCAAGTCTGACTGATGGGGCCACGCGAGCGACTTAACGCCTACATAAAGGCCATGAGTGACAAGCCATTCGTCTGGGGTCAGCATGATTGTTTGACGTTCACCAACGACGCCTTCAAGGCTATGCACGGCGATGGCTGGGCTGACGATTGGCTCGGTCGCTACATGGAAGGTAGCAGGGTATTTAGGCGCAGTGAAATGGTGAAAGAGTTTGGCTATAGCGACTTTTACCGAGCTGTAGATGAAAAGCTAGATCGCATTGAGCATGTGCCGCCTCTTGGTGCGCTTGTAACGACGAAGAAGGCTCGCAAGTGGGTCACAGGTGTTGCTATGGGTATCTGCACTGGCAGCAAGGGTGCTTTCTTGGATAAGGTTGGTGTGATATACCTTCCGCTAGATGACATTGATGGAGCGTGGGTTAAATCATGAGTAAGAATTTTCCATACAATGTGATGCGGCATAGAGATTGGGATCGCGCTCCGCGTGTTGAGGCTATTGCAACTGCGATAATTTCTGCAACTGGTGCGCAAACCGCTCTGGCCATCGCTGCAATTTATGCTGGAACGTATCTTGCTGTTACCGCCGTAACATCATGGGCAATATCCGCTCTTGCGCCAAAGCCTGACTTTAGCTCTTTTGGATCGCAGGGTACTTTGGTCAATGCCAGAGATGCCACTGCGCCTGTTGACTTTGTTTACGGCCAAGTCCGAAAGGGTGGGACAGTCAGTTATTATGAGTCCACTGGTGAAAAGAATAGGTTCCTACATCAAATCATCGTCCTTGCTGGGCATGAAGTTGAGCAGATTGGCGACATCTATGTAAACGATGAGATTGTTACGCTTGACGGCGATGGGTTTGTTACTGGAGATACTTGGAATAGCAAAATCCGTATCCAGAAATTTGATGGCAGTCAGATAGCTGCACCCGAAGACCTCTTAACCGAGTCAGAGCTGACAGGATCAGATGCCCTAACATCTGACTTCATCGGCAATGGTATTGCTTATCTTTACGTCCGCTATGAGTACGACGGTGAAGTGTTTGCCAGCGGCGTTCCGCTGATTACTGCTGTTGTGCAGGGTAAAAAGGTTTATGACCCGCGAACATCCACGACCGCATATAGCAACAATGCGGCTCTCTGCATTCGTGACTTTATCACAAGCACATATGGCCTAAGTGATAATGCGATTGATGATGTGAGCTTTTCCGCTGCGGCTAACGAGAGTGATGAAGATGTATCTCTAAGCGGCGGCGGCACAGAGAAGCGGTACACGATCAATGGCATTGTCAAAGCTAGTTCCCCTACAGGCAAGGTTTTGGGCGACATGGCCACTGCCTGCGCTGGCACGTTGTTCTGGGGTTCTGGTTACTGGAAGCTGAAGGTCGGCGCATATACTGCACCAGTTAAGACGTTGACGCTTGATGACCTGCGTGGGCCGATCAACCTGCAAACCAGGTCAAGCACCAGGGACAGCTTTAACGGCGTCGGTGGTACATTTAACAACGCTGATGGCGATTTTATCACCGCTGATTATCCTGCAATCAAAAGTAACGTATTCAAAGCCGAGGATGGCGGCGATGAAATGCTGCTGGACTTGCCACTGCCATTCACCACCTCGGCCTCTACAGCCCAGCGCATCGCGAAGATGACGCTGTATCGTGGCCGCGAGCAGATGACGATCAGTGCTGACTTTGGGTTGGAGGCGTTCAACATTGAGGTTGGCGACATCATTGCCTTCGATAATGATCGCTACGGCTTCGATGGCAAAGAGTTTGAAGTCATCGGCTGGAAGTTTGCGTCAGACCAAGAAGCTGGCGATCTGCGGGTAACTTTGACCCTGCAAGAGACATCTGAGGCGGCATTTGATTGGAACGCTGAAGAAAGCGACATTATTGGTAACAATACCAATTTGCCTGATGCTGGCGCTGGCCTTGCGATCACCAATCTGACGGCTTCCGGCGGCGGTCGCACTCAGGGTGATGGCACTTTCATTAACTCCGCCATATTAAACTGGGACGATGTGTCGAATGCTTTTTCTGCCTACTACGAGGTTGAATGGAAGGCACTGGCTGATAGTACATATTCCAGTACAACAACCGTTGAGTCAGCGATTGAGATTTCGCCTCTGGTTGATGGGGTCGAATATATATTCCGTGTGAGGGCCGTCACTGCGGCAGGCGTTTACGGTCCATATTCTACTGTTCAGTTTACAGGTGGTGGAGATGTAACTGCGCCGGGTCTACCCACAGCAATTACTGCTGATGGTGGCTTCAGGTACATTACGATTAACTGGACAAACCCAGCGGATGCCGATCTGAACTTTGTTGAGGTTTGGGAGAACACTTCCAACTCATCATCTGGCGCGACAAAGGTTGGTATATCTGGTGGTAGCGAGTTCGTTCGCTCAGACTTGGGCATACAAGAAACTAGATACTACTTCTTGAAGGCGGTGGATTACAGTGGCAACGCTTCTGCGTTTACTACTGGTGTATCAGCGACAACCACCTTCATTGATGACGATGACTTTGCCAATGGTGTCTATAGTTTGTTCACCGACCAAGGTTTATATGCCATTGAGGATGTTACATCTCTACCTGCATCTGGTGACTTTACGGGTCAGAAGGTGTTCAACCGTACTGACGGGAAGTTGTATCAGTGGACAGGTTCCATTTGGGAGCAAGTTGTCGGAGGTGCTGAGGACTTTAGTGACTTAACCGGGGCTATTGCTGGCGCTCAAATACCAGAGGGTCTGATTGACACACTCAAGTTGGCCAATGATGCAGTGACAAGCGCTAAGATTGCGGCAGATGCAGTTACTGCTGACGCTATTGAAGCGGGGGCTATAACAGAGACTAAAATATCTAGCGAAGCAATCACTACGCCTAAGATTGCCGCTGGGGCTGTGACAGCTTCTGAAATTGCCGCAGGGAGTATCACCTCTAATGAGATTGCAGCTAACACGATTGCAGCGGGTAATATTGCCACTGGAGCTATCACAGCGGATGAGATTGCATCCAACGCTATAACCTCTGCGAAGATTACTGCTGGTGCTATCCTTGCTGATAAGATTGCTGCTGAGGCAATTACAGGGGTCAAGATTGCTGCTGAGGCAATTACGGGTGACAAGATTGCAGCGAATGAAATCACGGGTGGTCTGATTGCTGCATCAGGTATCATTACAAACTCAGCGCAGATTGACGATGGTGTCGTGACTAACGCTAAAATAGAAAACGCTGCAATTACATCTGCAAAAATAGATGACTTGGCAGTAACCTCTGCAAAAATAGATGCCTTAGCAGTAACCGACGCAAAGATTGGGAGCTTGAGTGCCGAT